TGGGTCAACGTAAAAACCTGAGGGATTCATAGATTAAGCATAAATTTTAGTCAGTCTGAATAGAAAGAAAGTCCTGTCCTTTACTCCTCTGAACTGTGTTCTGAAGTCCTTGATTTTGGCATTGAACGATTCGGAAGCTGCGTTGGTGGAACGCCTGTCGAAAAAGTTGACGATTTCCAGATAATGTGTCTGTATGGAACGTATTACCCTTCCGAACGCAAGAAAGCCGGACTTTTCAACTTCGTCATACCATCTGGCAAGTCTTGTCAGAGCGGTGTCCTTGTGCTTGCACTGGTGATATATCAACCCGAGCCTCATGGAAAGATAGTATGCCTTCTTCAGGTCGGGATATTCCCTGAAGAGGATACCGGCACGTATGCGTTGGGATTCAGTCCATAATGACTCTTTTTTATACAGCAGATAGATACTGCGGGCGAGCAATTGCTTGCGCGAATCCCCGTTCTCAAAGGTCGGGGCATGGTATATCTTCCCGCACGCCTTTGCGTATGCGATCTGTATTGATTCCTTGTCCAAAGCCTCCCAGCGTGCCTTCACGCGCATTTCCTGTAAAGCTTCAAAAGCCAGCTTCTGCACATGGAAACGGTCAGTAACACGGCGTGCCGCAGGAAAGCAGACACGGGCGATCTGTTCCATATTAGGAGCCATATCCATAGTGATTTCCCTTACCTGAAACCGTCTGCGCCGGGAGAGACGGAGCAATACGGAGGTGACACTCCTTACATCTGTACCTTTTACAATGGCGATGATGCTGCCTGAACGGCCTGTCTTTTCCTTGTTTATGAGGATAGTATAGAGCTCACCACGCGAAAGGCAGACTTCATCTATACCCACATAGGCCCCTATATTCTTCTCAAAGAGAAGCCAGTCCCCGGCATGAGGAAGAGACTCCCATTTCAGATAACCGCTCAAGTGGTTGCGGTATTGACGTTCAAGAAGCTCACCGTCCACACCGAACAGGGTTCCCAGCAGCTTACAACTGACAGGAAGCGTATCAATATAATTCTTTTAAAAAAGACGCAAACTCATGCGTCATACGGCTGCCTTCCGCTACCAGTTTCCAGTTACGGCTTACGTAACGCCCCTCGTCTTTCAAAATCCACCGGCGCCGGCGGATATTCAGGAAAAGATTCTTGCCACGGATGGGGAAGTCCCGGACTACTACAGGGTCGTAGAAGCCTTTGCTTTCCACTTTGACAGTCGAATATTCACCGGGAAGCTCATTTTTCTCTTCCAGGTAAATCACGATTTCACTACTGCTTTCCTTTACATCGGAAATGTTGAAATAATCCAAGGTACCTTCGGGAAGAAGGAGACGGTAACCGTTAGTTTCCATAATCGCTGATGATTCGTTTGTTTCACACAAAGATAGGATTTTATCGGATATACCCCTCAGGATTTTACGTTGACCCGAGGTTGGCTCAAACCAACAGAATTACCTATCTTTTGCAGCATTTGTTTACCGCTTGTTTACCGATAAACAAAAGGATTAATATGCTGACAATCAACGCAGAAATCAAGAAAGACGGACTACGGTCTGATGGTACTTACAACGTAAAGCTAAGATTCACGCTTGACAGAAAAATGAGACGGCTGGCAACAAGTCTGTTCGCCACAAGTAAAGACTTGACTAAAGAACTGAAAATCAAGCAAAGTTCACCTATTAGAAAAGAGATAGATTCTCTTATTCGCGGTTATCAAGAGAAATGCGCCAAACTACAAGTCGAGTTAAACCGCTACACTATTGATGAAGTAATGGACTACTTGGATGGAGAACATCAGAAGCAGCAGACCATTGACTTTATAAAGTTCAGCCGTGAGTGGATAACCTCAACTACAATCAAAGGCGCACCAAACTATACTACTGCAATTAATGCCTTGGTGCGCTTTATAGGTAAAGAAGAATTGGACGTAAATCTGATTACCACCAATTTTTTAGATAGTTTCAAAGCGTTTCTGAATAAAGAGCGTGAAGTACGAACGAAGAAACTGATTCTGCAAGGTAAGCGTGTGCCCTCTAATCGGTCTTTATCTCTTTATTTGGTAAGCATTAAGAAACTGTTCAAAGAGGCTCAAAAGAAGTACAATAAGAGAGAGAATAATCTCATACTGATACCTAACAATCCATTTATAGACTTTGAGATACCCAAGCAAGAAGCAACAAGAAAGAGAGCTATTCCGGCAGATATTATCAAAAAAGTATGGAAGCTACCCTATAAAGATATGAAGAAAGGCTATAAATCCACTTGTCGTTATAATTTAGCTAAAGACTGTTTTATTCTATCATTCTGTTTAATGGGCATTAATTCAGCCGATTTATATAATGCTACAGAAATGGTAAACAATACCATCATTTATAATCGTACTAAGACGAAAGACCGTAGATTGGATAATGCTCAAATGAAAGTGGCTATACCTAAAATCGCATTACCACTTATAGAAAAATACAGAGATAAAAGTGGTAAACGCTTATTTAACTTTTACCAATACTATGCTGACGAAAAGGGTTTCAATAAGGCTATCAACTACGGTTTAAAAGAAATTGGTACAATATTGGGAGTGGATGATTTGGAATATTACGCCGCAAGGCATTCATGGGCTACCATTGCACTGAACAAAGTAGGCATAGACAAATATATAGTTCATGCAGCCCTCAATCATATAGATGATTCTATGAAAGTAACAGATATTTATATTGAACGGGATTTTGTGAATGAGAACAAGGCTAATGCCAAAGTCGTGAAGTATGTATTCGGTAAATGAATATCATTTACTATGAAGAACCTACTATAACAAAAAGAAGTCTGTAATCCGCAAAAGATTGCAGACTTTTCTTTTATTTTGCAGTATAACTAATATGAATACACTATGTATCAGATAGAAGAATTGCCCGATTTAAAAGTGGCTTGGCATGAAAGCTACAAATGCCTTGCTGAACCACTATTAGAATATGTGTGGGAAGTAGCCAATCACTTCCTGCCCGATTATGCAGAAACAGATATGGGAATGATACCCGTAGAATCTTCCGCACCTGCTATATTCGCCAACAGATATGCGGAAAGAAATCTATCTATTGAAGAAAGGTACGAGAGAACACAAGAAATGAAAACTTTCAAAGAAACTTTGGAAGAATACAAGAAACTGGAATACAGAAAGTTGGATGATTCTTTCAAAGAGAAGTTTCTAACTAATGAAGATTTACAGAATACCATTGAAGCATATAAGTTAGACGTTAGTAAGTTTTGGTATCTGCTTCTGTTCGTATATGATTTTATAGAGGATATTGGTACAAACGCACCTGCATTAAATAAGTCCGTATTAGAAGATTTTAGCTATTTCTATACCAACCTATCGGAAGCTACAAGCATCACCTTAAAGAAGGACAATAAGAAAAGCTATGTTATTGAAAGAGAGGACACAATTAGAATCATTCAAGCAGCCTTGCAGCATTTTGTCAATACATATAGCGATATTATACATAGTGAACAAGATAGAGAAACTATGATTAAACAATTAAAGGACATAGGTTTGGAGGGCTTTATCAGAAATGACTTATCGTCAAAAATCAACTTTACGGACAAGTCCAGTCTTGACATATCTTATAAGAAGTGGAAGTTTACGGATATGTTTCTGTTCTTCATTGAGAGAAGAAAGGCTACCACCATATCCAACAAAAAGGTAAAGGTATCTAAAGACAAGATGATGCTTGTTTCAAGGCTTATCTATACAGTGGGCTATGATGGCAAGAGGTATAATGAAGAATACGATTCAGAGGGCAACAAGAACAGAATGTTATCCAATCTCCTTAGAAGATACAAGAACGAGAAATTTCCGTCTGTTATTGCTAATAACTACATGGTAGTCTCATAAACAACATACATAAAACCATAGCAGAAATGCGTACTGAAAGGCTTATTCTTTTCGGTACGCATTTTTTTTGCGTACTGGAATGGGCACGTTTTCTACACACATAGGCATTCGGCAAATTCCTTTGTTACCCCTAAATTCTGCCCTACTTTTGCAATGTCAATCAGAGACAATAAGGCGCCAAAGTCAATGATTGCATTAACATATTCATTAATTAAAAAATTATAACCATGAGTAATTTTGATTACAATTTCGGTACAAAAACCGCTATAAAAGAGTATGATAACCAAGGCGCATACAACACCTTGCAGGAAATGATGAAGCGTAAAGAACAACTGATAGTGAAGTTCTACGGTAGCAAAGACAATACACGTTGTGCATGGATAGAATCCGCTCACGTGGCAGGATTCAAATACCAACTGAAAAGCGCATCCTATCAAGGCTTGTTGAACTACTTATTCAAAGGTGACGTGACAGACTTCGATACAAACCCGAAAGAAGCGGACACGTTGGATGAGAACGAGGACTTCCAGCTTGGAATACTGAAAGCAATGATTGACGCTGGTAAGACAATACAATATGTTCCGTTGTTTAGAGAGCATCCCGAATCTATCAGTGCGATTCTTCCTTGCTTCAAGGGAAAGATAATGTTCAGAATCAAGCGGACAGATGAGACATTGGACTATTTACGTGAGCATAAACAGATTATCTAAACAACCAAAAGTAAAGGGGGAAGTTTCCCCCTTTTTTATTAACTATTTAAGTATAAGAAAAATGAAGAACAAAGAGATAACAGTCAGCAAGGAAGCAAACGGCAAAATCCAATACTTGACAGAGATACTGCCCGAAATCCCCACCAACACCATATTATATAAGAAACTTACGGGACTTGGTGCTACTTATGGAGAACTGAAAGCACACCGCAATTCAATCATCATAGAGCCGAACAAACCCGTTATCAGCGGAAAGTGTAAAGACCCGAAGCATGGAAAAGACAATCTTTTCGGTGTTTTTGATGGTGTCTATGCGGATGACATAGTGGCATATATGGAAAGGAGCATCAAACAGAGTAAACATTTCAAGATACTCACCACTCCCGAAAGTTTCCACAAGGTGCAGGAAGCATTCGAAGAAATGGATATGGATATACGCTATAACAGCTTTCTATTGTTTGATGAATGCCATAAGATAGTCAAAGATTCAGGTTTTCGTCCCGATATAACATTACCTATGGACTTGTTTTTTGAATGTGAACAGAAAGCCTTGGTATCTGCCACTCCCATCGAGTTTACAGACCCACGTTTTGAAGAACAGAAATTTCAGACCATTACCATCAAGCCTACATTCGACTATGTAAAAGGCATGAATCTCCATGCTACCAATAATCTGTTGCAGGCAGCAAAAGAAGTGTTTGCAGGTCTGAAAGGTAATTGTTTCGTATTCTGTAATTCTACAGATACCATCTATTCACTGATGCAGCAACTTGGCTTATTGGACGAATCCGCTGTATTCTGTTCCGAAAAGAGTGTGGAAAAGCTGAAAGAATTGAAGTTTGAGAATGTTTCCGATATATGGGACAAGGACATAATGAGGCGTTACAACTGGCTCACTTCACGTTTTTATAATGCGGTGGATATTGAACTTGAAGAGAAGCCGACCATCTTATTACTGACAGACTGTTATTTTGCGGACTATACCGCATTTGACCCGAATACGGACACGATTCAATGTGTGGGAAGATTCAGAAACGGTGTGTCCTCTATCCACCATATCAGCAACACCAACCGCAATTTCATGGTGAGAAGCAAGGAAGAACTTAAAGGACGTATTTCGTGTTGGAAAGACGTGTACGATATGTTACAGAATTATTATGACTATGCGACCACCGTTTCCGCAAAAGACGCATACGGTACAGTACTTACCAGTCTGCCCTATGCGGAGATGCTGGACGAGAAAGGAAGAACCAAATACTTCAAGATAGACAACTACATCAATACGGAACTGATGAAAGGATATTATAATTGTCCCGATAATCTGCATGAAGCATACAAGAACTGCGATGCTTTTACCATAAATAATTATAGCATTTTGGATTATAAACTCGGTGACTATGAGAGACTGCAACGTAGCAACAAGTCAAATTCCATCAAGGAGAAACGTAAGATAATGGTACAACAGCTTGAATTGCTTGGTGAATGCCAAACGGAAATGGAATACCAATTCAAAAGGGACCTGGAACAAGCGGACAGTTTTATAGTGGAAGCATACAATAAGATAGGCAAGGGAGAAATTGAACGGTTGAAATATAACCGCAAGAAAATAAAGGAAGCAATGATTATTGCAGACTACCATGCCAAAGTTACGGGAACAGAAGTCTCACAGATGATATACAACTCTTTTGAAACGGGCAAATGGTATTCCCGAAAATTCATAAAGGAAGAAATCAGCAGGATTTTTAAGTTGTTTGGCATTGTCCCAAAGAAAGCGGTAACATCACATACCATTCTTGATTTTTTTCATGCGGTGGAAAGCAAGCGGAAAAATATAAAAGGTTATCAACTGACCATGCGGAAAGGCATATAGGCGAGTACCTTTTTTATGAAGAAATTCCTATATATACCCTGCTTTAAAAAAGTACCTGCGCCTGCATATACAGAAAGTCATCTTACGTTTATACAAGATTATAGGACAGATGCAAACCGTGTCTTTCCTATAATCACTAAAAATGGTTGGTTTTCTCTATAACTAATGATTGCACCGATTCTACTTGGAACTTTTTAATATAATGAATAAGATAGCATATCTGAAAAAACAGAAATCCAACCTCACAAAAACAGCATCCTCAAAATCCGGTTCTGATTCTCAAAAAAGAGGTGTTCATTTTAGGGGGTGCGAAGTGTTCATTTTAGGTGGGTCGCTTATAAATACCTATATATAAATACCTACCTACCCGATTTTTCAAATCGGGACAGATTGATTAATTCTCAAAATCTCATATTTAATTGCCTATGATTATCTATTTGCCTACAAAACAGACGTTCACGAATCAGAAAGAAGCGAAAAGCTACTTCGGAAACCACCATTACAGAAGATTGGTAAAGAAAGGAGATATTTATTTTACTAACTATAAACATACGGTTGCTAATGACCTCATACAGAAAGATAACATCTAATATCGCAGGAAAACTTAATTTGCAGGAAACGTACCTACTCTATTGCTTGGCTCTCTGTTCCGATTGCAATACGATGGAATCGTATATCAAACAAGATAACTTGACTGATTTCTACGGAATTAAAAAGACAGACCAGATAAGGGAATGGCTGCACAAGTTTGAATCCCTCGGATTAGTAAGCATAGATAAATTTGATGTTTACGGACAATATGGAAAATTCAACAGATGCAGCTACCGATTAGATACGGAACATTACGTCCTTATAACGAATAAGTTATATGATGAACCTATAAGCAAGGAACTGAAAGGCTTTCTTGTCCTGCTGAAATGTAAATGCTTGAACGGGACTAACACCACTCTTTACAGCCAAAACAAATTAGCGGAAAAACTTGGCTTGTCTAAAGGTACAATATCAAGATATATGAATGAAGCCATAGAAAATGGCTATGTAAAGAGGGACAAGAAAGGAATACACCTGCTTAGAGAGGATATATTTCTGATAACTTCTGAAAGCCAGTTGGCTATTATCAAGAACCTATATCCCGAAATAATCACCGATGAAGACCTTGAAAGAGGTTACATTGCCTAATATATTGCCAAGCCGTAAGTAACCCTTGCGGCTTTTATTTTTGGCGCAGAACCACAGACGTACATTTTTCCGATTCTGACTTTCTGAAAATTTCCACTTTAATAAGAGTTATATAGCCTATACTTTATAATATGCCACATACAGCCAATGACATTAAAAAGACTACATAATAAAAGAATCACCCATATTCAGTTTAGCTAAAAATCAAGAGAACAGATATATAAGGTACTTAATACAGAAATCCCCCTCCCCATTCAGCCAGTGACCTAAAATATATAAGAATGGCTGTCTTTACGGCATACTACCCCTTTAGTCCCCCTCTGTATATTGATATAAAAAAGAATTATTAATCATTTAAACTTTTATCAATATGAGAAATTTAGTTATCATGCCAACAGAGAACAGAGAGAGAATGAATTTAGGTGAGTTTGCAGAAGAAGCAACCATTATTGAAGAAACTGCAACACCTAAAAGGGTAAATCATTTCATTGAGGCAAACACCCAAGAAGCTACCTTGCAACATTTGAAAAATGACTGTATTACTCCCGTTTTTGCAAAAGACAATGAGCTTACAGTAAACCATGCTGCATTTATTGAAACTGTTTGGGAAGCTGCAAACTCCTACTACAATGGTGAGACTATTGGAACACCCGATATTCGTGTCTCTCATGTGATTAAGGGGCGCATTCCCGAAGCTATCCACAAACCTGCCAATCAGTTGTTGGAATCAGACAAAACAATCTACTATGAGAGGGCAGCTTTCAGTATTGACATTCCTACAATCTATGAAACGGTTGAGGGTAACAAACTGAACCTTTCAATAGTGGGGGTCAGAGCCTATAATCAAATGAACTTATACAGCAAGAAAGTTCCAGAGTTGTTTAGATTGGCTATTGGCTTTAAGAACCAAGTTTGTTGCAATATGTGCATCTTTACAGATGGTTACAAGGATGATTTAAGAGTGAGCAATACAAGTGAACTTTACCGTTCTGCCTTGGAACTGTTCAACAACTACAATCCTGCCAAACATCTGCATTTGATGCAACAGTTGGGCAATACTTCAATGAGTGAACACCAATTTGCACAAATATTGGGCAAAATGAGACTTTATCAGTGTTTGCCCAATGGCTACCAAAAGAGACTGCCAAGAATGTTGCTTACTGATACACAGATTAACAGTGTTGCAAAAGCCTACATTAATGATGAGAACTTTGGCAGCTTTGGAAATGACTTGAATATGTGGAAGTTCTACAACCTATTAACGGGTGCAAATAAGAGTAGCTATATAGATTCATTCTTAGACCGCTCTTTGAATGCCACTGAAATGGCAGTTGGAATCAATGCAGCCCTGCATGGGGATGAGCATTACAAATGGTTTATTGACTAACTAATGAGAGGGCATCTATTTATTTAGGTGTCCTTTCCTATTTTTACAGAACTATGGATAAACAGATAGAAAAAGTAATAAAGCACATTAAAGACTTGGAAAACAGATTGGGGTATGTGGATAATAACCTACGCTATATCAAAGTTATACAAGCCTTGAAATATTGGTTGGAAAAGTTTGCAGACCTGCTTAGTAACAACCAAGCATTACAAAGAGAGTACCAAGCAACCTATTTAAGCTACTTTTATACGGGTTGTGGTTTTTCCTTTTATGATAGGGTGTGTAATTCCATATTAGAGTATAAATATGGGAACAGACCTTTTTAATAACTTAAAAATACTACAAAATGGAAGATGATGGAAAATTGATACTATGGGGAACATTGGTAGTTCTCCTACTGATAATAATTGGTATTATCAATCCTTTTTTGCTGATACTGATTTTATCCATCTTTATTTATATACAATCATAGTTACACTTGTTTTATTGGAATGTGACAAAGTTTGAAGTTTCTGAACCATTTACAGAAACAGAAAAGTTTGTCACATTCTGATAGTTCCAAGAAAAACGAAGTGCAAACCAGTTCTGTAACGGAGTGGGAAACTCTCTTTTTAAAATGGCATAATATGGCTTGTAGTTTATGGTATGTGCGATTTTGGGGCAAATTTATCCTCACGAATGGCACTATAATTGAAAATGAATCATTAATTTTGTGGACTAATTAACTAAAAACACAATAGATATGGAAGATATGTTCTCTTTAGGAAGTGTTATATTATGGAATAATATACAGTGTGGTACAGATGGTGCTACAGACGGGGAGATTGCAGAATTATTTGTTTCAAAAGTTTTAGGCTCTGTTGTTCTGAAATTGAAATACGAAGATATTGTCTATGCTGTATCAAATGATGATATACATCCTATTATTTTCACCGCAAATACATTAAAGGGGAAAAAATATTTTATCTACGAAAATTTTAAGATTCTGAAACGCAACATAGAAGCAATAAAATCAGAGTAATTTCATCCATATATCAAAATCAGAGTTTGCGGAAACGTGAACTCTTTTTTTTGCCTATTATGAAGATTAGATACTTCTTTCATTCATTACTTAGTTAGGCTACAAATCTATATACCTTATTATCTCTAATAGAATTGCATTTTCCAATCCGCAGAATCTACGGGTACTTTTTTAGGGAAGAAATCTTTTTATAGTCCCCAATCAAAAAAAGTACCTACCCTTGAAGCTACGAAGAAAAAGGGGCAATATTGCCTAATACCTTACTACAGATATGTTTTGGAACACTTGGAACTACATTTATCAGTGTTTTATCTTTAGACATTCAAAACCTTTCGCTAACTTTGCAGCAATTTCAGAGGTCTTAATGCGTTAAGGCACTGAAAGGACATATTTAACGAAAAGGTGTTATTGAGATTATCTTCTTAGATTAAACTTCGCAACTTTAATTTTGGAATGAAGATGATAGCAATAGCACCCACACATTTGATATATATTCATCTTGTAAATGAGTTATATACCTTTTGGTGTGGGGCTATTGTTTTATCCATTCCAAAGGTATTGCGAAGACCTAATCTAAGGATAAGACAAATATAGTTCCCACACCTTATTTTATATCCACTTCTTCGGGGAATTGGGAAGTACAATATTAGTGAGCAATGAAAAAGATTATTTCAATTTTAGCTTTTACAGTACTGCCAACAATTGCTTATTCACAACTTCCATTAGTTGAATACAAACCCGTAATAGTTGGCAAAAGCAATAACAACAGTAGCAACGAACATAACCGTGGCAATAGTAACGGGTATTTTCCGAATGTGCCTTCATATTCTACTCCTAACCGTTCTACCACACAAAGCTATCAGACTGTAGGAGCATACTTCTTTGATGCAAGTTCACAAAATTTCAAAAGAACAAAAATCAAAATCAATTTAGGAGAATCTTATTCGGGAGAAACTGAAATCTATGTTCGGGCTGTATTAGACCGTTCTTTATATAGAGAAAGTTGGAGAGATTGTAATAACAGAGCCGTTAGGGTCAATGCTTTATTAGACAAAGAAATTATAGTGAATAACTTTGAATGGAAAGTAGAGCATACAACGTTGGGTACTATTTACTTTAACTACTAATTGTTAAAATTATGAGAACTTTTGTTTTACTACTGCTTACCTTATACTTTGCTCCCATATATAGTGTAAATATGGGAAATGACAGTGATATTTTTATGAACAGATTATCTGTAAACCAAGAATTTCAAGGCAATTTTTCATATAAATATGGTATGCGCAAAATTGACAAAGAATTATATATACACAATTTAGGAACTAATGTTCAATCCTATGTTGCAAGTAAGAATTGGAATGAATATAAACGTGAGGAATTTAGAAATGCGTATGAAAGGTATATGGACGCATTGAAAAAAGACAGACTTTCAGCTGATGATTTTGGAAACATAACAGATTCTAAAGGAGAATTGAGCAATGTTGATGGGGATGATTATTGGTACGATAATAAAGGAAATAGAATAAGTGGTGCGGAGTACAGAGCTTTAAGTGTACGCAAACAAAAGAAGTATCGGGCTTTTTATGCCAATAAAGAGGTTGCTACATATTTCAATGAAATTGCCAAAGCAATAGTAAACAGAAGATATTCACACAACATGTAAATAGTATTAAGTATGAACAAGTTAAATAAGTGTATATTGCTTTTTATCATGCTATTCCTCAATACTACTTATCTATTTGCAGACATTGGTAATCGTGGTAGATGGGATAACGGTGGAACTTCTAATTTTGGAATGTCCTTATGGGTACTTTTGGGTATTATCGCAGGAGGATTCTTTGCATATATCTTTATTAAAGATGGCTTGAAGAATGGATTCAAAGATAAGGAACTGAACAAAACTGGGTGTATGTCAATACTTGTTGCTGTTGTTGGATTATTGGTTTTAGTATCTATGTGTTCACATTAAATAGAAGTATGGTATGAAATTCAAAGTCCTAATATTCGCATTTACATTAATCGTATTCAGTATTAATCTATATGCTGATGAATACAAGTTTGATTATGCAGTTATTGACAACGAGAAAGTAACTACTGTAAGTGCTTCAAATATTACAGCCCATCTTGTTAGTGAATCTAAAGCCACTGTAACTTATAAAAATGAAACTGTTACTCTGACATCTAAAGATGGTTACGAATACAAAGGTTTTGGTGAAAGTGGAGTGGTTATCGTTTCTAATAAAGTAAATGGTGTATTAAGCAGAATTACCATAGGAGGTACTTTTAGAGGACAAACCGTTATACTTGTTTATAAGCGGATTAATAGCAAATAACATCTTGATGATTATGGATATTTTCAAATCTATTGTATGCCTAATTATTGCGGTTATCATTTATTTTATAGTTGGGCTTATCGCTTGGAATATTGTATGTTCATGGGTTGATATATCATCTTGTACATTGGTGGAAATTAGTAATTATAGAATATACACATACTCTGGGATTGCCTTTATTTCCGCAATTATAGCTGAAATAAGAGCTGGAATAAAAAATGGGCGTGATATGGATGGCGCATGTACAATTCTATTTGTCACTGGGTTTCTTGCATTTATGGCTAATCATTGGGAAAGTATGTGGGATAGTGTCGCTGTTATCCTAACCATTTTATACAATATTATAAACGTTACGGTAATGGCATACTGTTTTTATAAGAGCAATGAATAACATTTCTATTTACATAAACTACCATGAAAAATACTATTATCCTTTTAATTAGCATAGCTACATTCATAGCTTGCGCCAAACAAAAAGCGGAACAAGTTTCTACCATAGACAGCACTTTACAAGTAAGTGTTGATTCTATCCTGCAAAACAAGTTATCCGAACTTGATGCGGCAATTGGGCAAGTTATTGTAATGAAAGTGCAGACGGGAGAAATTAAGGCTTCTGTTGGTTCTGACTCTATTCTACAAGAATCGGGATTAGTGCGTACCGCTTCACTTTTGGCGGCATTGGAAACAAAGGCAGTCAAGCTATCCGATACGATAGACGTTGCGGATGGGGTTTTAGCTATTGGAAAAGATACATTGTGCGACCATAATTGGCATAGAGGTGGATATGGGAAAATCACAGTGAAGCAAGGTTTCGGACTTGCATCCAATATCGCCAATTACAAAGCGGTAAAAAAGGCATTTGATAATGAACAAGCCTTTGCGAAAGCACTTGCAAAATACGGTTATCAAATGAAAGATACAAGTTTGGTTTATAATTCTTTAGGATATGGCATACCCACTACTCCATTACAGAACTTGACTTTCTTTAATGCAGCAAGCAAGACAGCCATTAAGCAAGCATTGGAATACTCTGTTTCTGATGGATTAGCCAAGCCTGCCCAATCCGATAAGGTTAAAGTAGCAGGAGCAACGGGAACTATTCAACTTCCAAACGGTGAATATGCCGTAGAATTTTGCGGTTACTTCCCTGCCGATAATCCGAAATACAGTGTTATCGTTACCATTAATAAGAAGGGATTACCTGCAAGTGGTGGACTGATGGCAGGTGATGTGTTTAGGCAGATTATTGATATAATGAATGAAAGGTAATGAGAAGATTACTATTTATCATTATTGGGTTACTTTGCTTAATAGCTTGCAAAACAGATAAAACATCTGTTCCGCAGGATTTTGAATGTTTCAATCAGCCGCATATCTACATTAAGTACAAACAGCCTATAAACGGATATACAATAAAAGTAATGTGGCTGCAAAATGGTGAAGTAGGTAATGCTCTATTCTGTTTAAAGAAACAAGGAGTACAATATTACTACTTTGCGGAAAAATGGACTGATAAGATTCTGTATGATAAGGGTAACACATATCCGAACAGCACAGTTATAGAGTTGGACTATACAGCTAAATTAGAGAGCGAAGAATACCTTTCGGATGATTCTCCTTTCTTCTTTTCCGATGTTGATTTTGACGGAGAAGATGAGTTCATTATCAACCGCTATAAAAGTGGTTCAAGAGAATCAAATGCTTATGATGTGTACGATGTTAGCCCATACGGTTACTTTATGCAGAAAACAGAAGCACCATTTACAGAGTTGGAAAACGGACAATGTGAGTTTGATTCAGAGAACAAGACCATTACTATTTATGGCTCTAATGGTTGGAACAATATTATCAATAAGACCTATCAACTAAAAGACGAAAAGTTTGAATTAGTACAATCAGAATAACTATTTTAAAAATCAAACGAAATGAAAACATTTAGATTTATTGGAATGGCTTTATTAGCCATAGTAATGTGCATGAACTTTACTTCTTGCAGTGATGATGAAGAAGAACAAGGAGAAACTTACAGTATTGAAGGTACTTGGCTATTGCAAAGTTCAAAAGGTTACATTGAAAATAGTAACGACAAAAACACTTGGGATGAAAGTTATCCAGATTTGCAGGAAGCCAAATTAGAAATTACTAAAAACTCAAATGGAAAATATACTTTCAAAGAGTATTATTTTCAAGATGGCTCAAGCTCATGGGAGAATGACCCTTTTACATACTATCCTACACTATCAGGAACAACATTGACCGTTACCCCTCATATAATGGACTGCTGGGATACTGCCGAAATAAAATCTTTAGATAAAACAAAATTAGTATTGGAATGTGTCGGTGATGATAGAAATGAAAACTGGTACACTTTAGATACTTATGTAAGAGCAGAATAATTAAGAAAAAAGCCAACCTACCCAATTACGGATAAGTTGGCTTTTTCAGTTCTAAACAAACATCTATTAACTACAAAACTATGTGTTATACAACTGTATTCAAAATTACGCAATAGCCAAAATCAAAAACGAACCAAAATGGAATAAGAGCTTTAATCATGCAGAAATACTTTTATGCCATATTCTAAAATTTAGTCTATACATTCTATTTACATTATACAGAGTTGGTTATCTTTGCAACATAAAAGATTTAATCAATGGAACAATTACAAGTAATTCAAAGCAAAATATATGAAATCAGAGGTCAGAAAGTAATGCTTGACCGTGATTTAGCAGAAATGTATGGAGTTCAAACGAAAGCATTGAATCAAGCCGTAAAACGCAATATAGACCGTTTCCCCGAAGATTTTATGTTTCAACTGACAAGTGAGGAAACACAAAATTGGAGGTCACAATTTGTGACTTCCAATTCTATCAAGATGGGAGTTAGACGTAATCCGTATGCGTTCACTGAATTAGGGGTAGCCATGCTAAGTAGTGTGCTGAACTCCAAAACAGCAATTCAGATTAATATGGGCATCATGCGTGCTTTTGTTGCAGTTCGTCAAATGGTGGCATTACCCAAGACAGACAAACTAACAGAGTTGCAGAATGAAGTAAAAGAGTTGAAAGACTACATAGAAGAAGTGTTTGCTGATTACAACGACATTAATGATGATACACGAATGCAGTTGGAACTCATTAATCAGACATTAGCAGAACTGCAAGCTAAGAAGAAATTGGAAGAAAAGCCACGCAGAAGAATCGGATTTATACAGCATGGTGAATAATCTGATTCTGCCAAGCACGAGATTTTATAAAAACTATAATACTTCCACGTAGGTAAAAAAGTGATTGGAGCAACTCCAATTATAAGATATAATTATTGCATAACAGTGCAACATTGACTAACTTTGCAACAAGAACGATTGTTTACCGCTGGTTTACCGATACGTTCTTAATAGAGTTCATTAACAGGTTTACGAACGCTTAGAAGGTCTTGTAGCTCAGTTGGTTACACACGGTAAATCCGCAGGATTTGTCGTGCTCGGCAACAGACTCATAATCTGGAGGTCCCTGGTTCAAGCCCAGGCTGGTCCACAAAGCATAAAACAAAGGAAATCAAGCCGTTACAAAGAGATTTGTAGCGGATTTTTTCTTTGCACACAAAAGTTCATTGCACACAATTTGCACACAGCTTCCGAGAAGTACTGATAATCAATGATAAACGAAACACACCG